ACTACAAGTATGAATGTCGCTGTTGATGGTCAAATATCACAGACAGTAGGCGTTGGATCAACTGCTGTAGGACAAATAATAGGATATGATCCAATAACAAAATCATTGCAATATTGGCAAGACAGATCCCTTGCTACGAATGACTCTTCTAACAATAAACCGACCTACGGATACAAACTAAATAGATTCACTGCAACCCCTGCTACTGGTGGTAATACAAACATAATTGTTACTACGACAACAGGCACAGAGACTCTAGCAATTGATACAGGTTTCACGGGAGTTTCAACCACAGTGAATGCCAGAACATATTACTTTGGTCAAACTTATAATAGTGGTCTAGCGAATCCAGAAATAAAAAAATATTCTGGAAACATAATTTACATAGATCATAGACCAGAAGTTACTAGAGCTACAAACCAACGTGAAGATATCAAAATCATCTTAGAATTCTAACGATGCCACAGAACACCAACCTAAACGTCAGTCCATATTTTGACGACTATGATTCGTCTAAGAACTTCAACAAAGTTCTATTCAAACCTGGCAACCCAGTTCAAGCAAGAGAACTAACTACGCTACAATCTATCCTTCAAGGACAGGTTGAGAAGATGGGTAAACACTTCTTCAAAGAGGGATCCATGGTGATTCCTGGCGTGTTCAAATATGATGGCCAATACACATCTGTCAAAGTAGAGTCTACATTTTTTGGTGTTCCTGTAGAATTGTACTATGACAAATTAGTAGGTCTAAGAATACAAGGTAAATCATCAGGCATCATTGCTCAAGTCGTAAAAGTATTATCTGCTGCATCTTCAGAAACTAATCACACTACACTCTATGTCAAATACGAAAAGAGTTCTGACGATTATCTATCTGAAAGTTTTCTAGATGGTGAAACTCTTACAACTCTAGCAGATTTCACATATGGTACAACCACCATATCAAATGGTTCTGATTTCGCTACTGCTATAAACTCGAATGCAACCAACGTAGGATCTGCTTTTGCTATCACAAGAGGTGTATGGTTTGTCCGTGGATCTTTTGTAGAAGTAAATCCAGAAACTATAATACTCAATCAGTACGAACCATTTGCTTCATTTAGAGTTGGACTCAATGTTAAAGAAGAGATTATTACTGCTGTTGATGATAACAGTTTATACGATAATGCTGCTGGATTCTCTAACTACACTGCTCCTGGTGCTGATAGGTTCAAGATTAGTGTTTCTCTTATTAAAAAAGAACTAACAGATTTTCAAGATGAGAACTTTATAGAATTACAGCGTATAGAAGAGGGTATAACCAAGAAGATAGTTGACACCACAGTATACAGTGAGATAGCAAAAGAATTTGCACGAAGAACATTTGATGAGAGTGGTAATTACTATGTTGATAAGTTTGATATAGAACCAAAAGAGTGCTTGAATGACAGAGTTGATGTATTTGGAACATTCTTCCCAGAACAACTTACAGATCAAGGTAATGAACCATCCAAAGATTTATTGAACATAAGAATAGGACCAGGTAAAGCATACGTAAAAGGATATGAGGTAAAGACCCATGGTTCTAGAAATTTAGATGTAGATAAACCTAGAACAACTAGACTTGTAGAATCATCTGCTGTACCATTCGAGGCAGGTAACAAACTAAGAGTCAATAACGTACTCAACGGTGCACAGATCAAGTTGTCTGCTGCCACATCCGATTTTGTGTCACTTCAAAAAGAAAGACTAGGATCAACTAAATCATCAGCAGGGACAGAAATAGGAAGAGCAAGAGTATATGATTACAAATTACAGAATGCTGGATATACTGGCAATGCGAGTGTCTTTGAATTATTCCTATTTGACATACAAACAGACACACAACTAACAATAAACACAGCACATACAATAGCACTACCTGCTGTCATAGAGGGTGTAAGTTCTGGTGCTAGAGGTTTTCTAAAGACTGCAGTATCAAGTGGTACAACTGTTGTATTGAATCAAGTTGCAGGTAAGTTCATAAAAGACGAGCAAATAATAATCAATGGTGATAGAAATGGTCGTGTTATCACAGACATTACTGAGTTTGATCTAAGTGATATAAAATCAGTAAGATCTACTGCTGCATCTAGAACTTTCGCTGCTGATGTTGTACTTGAGACAAAGAAAGATTTAGTGGGTAGATCATTTAGTATCACAAGTGGAGGTGTTATTACCAGTGGTACACCTGGTTGGGTAAAGAATTTCAAAATAGGTGATGTTATAGCATACAAACGTGGTGGTATCACAGATGTGACATTCAACGTTGTGAGTGCAGTTAGTCCCACAAACAATAATGTGACTGTTGTAGCAGCACCTAACACGGTCTCAGGCGTATGTCATAAAGCACTTCCCAGTTCCACAACAACTGTCAGTGACCTCAAGATTGTCGCAGGTAAACTCAGAGGATCTAAAAGTGGGTTCATGTATGCTGAGTTACCTAACAAAGCAGTAGAATCACTTGATCTTACTAACTCACTTTTACAGATAAGAATAGAAGACACAGGTCTCAGTACAAATGGTAGTGGACAATTGACCATGCCATCACTAACAGGTACTGATTTGGTGTATGCACCATTTGATGAGGAAAGATATACTGTAATTTACACTAGCGGTGCTATACAGGCACTTACATCTGATCAGGTTGTTTTGACTGGTGGTGGTAAAGGTGCGACTATATCAGGTCTCACAGCAAGTCAGAGTGGTAATGTAGTCGTACATAGTACACAACAAAAATCAAAAGTAAAATCAAAAGTAAAGACTCTTACAAGAAGTGCTTCTTTGATTGTATCTGGATCATCTAGAGCAAACTCAGGTGTCAGCGATGGTATTGGTGATGGTCTTACATCAAGTAGTGTATATGGTAAACGTGTACAAGATAGGGAAGTATCATTAGACGTTCCAGATGTAGTATCAGTCCTTGCTGTATTTGAATCATCAGGAATTGGAGATCCTACAGTTCCTCAACTCACATTGGGTTCATATAATGGACCTAGTGGTAATAATACAGATCTTATATCAGGTGAGATAGGTATTGGAGTGAGTTCTGGTGCTGCTGCTATGATTCTTGGAAAGAGTGGAACTACAAAAGTTGATGTTATATTCAAGAACAATAATGCATTTGTCGAAGGTGAAGAAGTTAAATTCCAAGAAAGTGGTGTACGTGCAATTTTATCAAACGTAGAATCTGGTGACCCTAATATAAGAGCCAACTATAGACTTGATAATGGTCAAAGACAAGAATATTATGATTATAGTAGACTTGTACGTAAGCAAGGATTCCCAGAACCACAGGGAAGATTGAAAATATATTTTGATCATTATGTCATAAGTTCTCAAGACTCAGGTGACGTTCTAACAGCGAGTAGTTATGACGCTAAAGATTATGACACTGTTCCTGTATTTGACGGAATTAGAAATACTGATGTTATAGACTTTAGACCACGGGTTGCACCATATTCTGGAAGTAGATCGCCATTTGAATTTGATTCAAGAGATTTTTCAGCTGCAGGTCAATCTGCTAGAGTTTTAGTATCTGATGAGAATCTTACATTTGATTACAAGCATTACCTTGGAAGGATAGATAGATTATACGTTGGTACTGATGGTAGATTTGTAGTAAAGCAGGGTGAACCTGCTGTGAGACCAGTAGAACCAGAAAGTATACCAAACTCTTTTGAACTTGCTAAGATTGAGTATCAACCATATGTCTTTGATGCAAAACGTGAGGTAGTAGTTACCTTCCGTGCAAATCAAAGATACACCATGAAAGATATTGGTGCTCTTGAGACAAGAATAGAGAATTTAGAAGAGACAACTTCACTTTCATTACTTGAATCTAAGACTGAAAGTTTGGTTATCACAGACCCAACTACAGGTTTAGATAGATTCAAGAATGGTTTTGTTGTTGATCCATTCAATACATTTGATGTTGCTGATAAATCAGTACCATTCCTAAAATACGATCTTGATGAAGGAAAACTCGTATCACTTAAATACACAGATTCTATTGATCTGCTTGCTGGTTCTAATAGTGTTGTGGGTACGAACGGTACTCCAGATCTTTCTCTTGACCCAAGGTATGTAACCGATTTTGGTAATCCTAATATAAGAAGAACTGGCGATCTAATAACACTTGATTACTCTGAGGTTGTAGAGAGAGAACAACCATTTGCAACAAGAGTAGAGAACGTAAACCCATATATGATAAGGAGTTGGGCAGGTAATCTTACTCTCAACCCTGACTCTGATATATTCATAACAAGCGAAGCACAACAGTTAGGAGAGTTTCTATCTACCTCTGATGGTACAGATCTCATCGTCACTGAGAGAGATATACCAGACATGAGAGAGCAAAATGTTGAGTTTGCTGGCACTCGTCTGAAACCTGGCACGAACCATTACATTTCATGGGCAGGTGTGGATATGATAGAGAATCGTAATAATATAATACCAAAATTATTAGAGGTAACACCTGTAAGTGGTGCATTTCAAATAGGTGAAACTGTAAGTGGAACAATTGCAGATCCTGACGGTGGCACAGATATTGAATCGGTAAGGTTCAGACTTGCATCACCAAATCATAAAGACGGTCCTTTCAATCAACCCACAATATTATTCAATAATAATCCATACGAAGCAAACGTCGGACTATCATCATCATACTCTGAGACAACGACAGTATTGAATATAGATACGAAGTCAT